GAAAATAACTTGAAATGTAAAATGATTTTTATTCATATTCCATTTATAGATAAAATTGGTAATATAGAAGAATTATCAAAATTATTTAATGAGAAATGAATATGAGAATTTAACCATTCACTATTCATTATTCACTGCGTTGTGTTAACAACGCACATTTGGAGCGGGTAGAGGGAATCGAACCCTCGCTACCAGGTCGGAAGGTGTATTTAGCACTTTCCCCAATTTCTTTAAAAATCAATAAATCTATTGCAGTTGTAAGATTTCCCCTTAATCATATAAATGCATTGTTAAGCATAAAAATACACACTTTTTCATATAAATTACGTCAAAATTACGTCAATTTTTTTAGGAGCTTTTTCACTGTTTTCAACTCTTCCACAGTAAACCAGTTTCCATTTTTATTCATCTCTTTTTTTATTCTCTGATATATTTCTTCTTCTACAATTTTATTTTCCATATATTATTCCTCCTACATGAAAAATAAAATTTTTCTCATCCACTATGGTGGATATTTTATGAAACGCCCAAAATCATTTACGAAAAAAATAGATGTATTGTTCATACACCTATTTTATAATTTTATATAATTCTCTTTCATCTACTTTTAACGCTAATGCTATTCTGATTAACATAGAAATTGTAGGTTCTCTTTCGTTGTTTTCAATATAGTTTAAATGTGATGTTGATATACCTGTTATTCTAGACAACTCTTGCAAACTATATCCTTTCTTCATTCGTACATCTTTCAATAATATTTCTACTCTCATTTTACCACCTTTGTGTTTAGTATGTACTTTTTGCTTTGTATCATACTTTTTATCCACTATGGTGGAAAAATGAAAAAAGACTAGCCATAATAGCTAGCCCTCTTTCACCCTATATCTATATATCTAATTTGTTATATTATAACACATCTTTTTTGCGAAGTTTGTCGAATCTTGTAAACGCTGAAAAATATTGAAATTTCGTCAAAAAATCGACACATGAGAATCGATTTTAAGGCTTTTATATTTTAAAGGCAACATCTTATATGCCTTGATTTTAGGCGTTTAGACCGACAAATTCCTTTTTCTTGCTTCTGCTTCTAAACATCCTAATTTTTCATTTAGCATTGCTACTACTGTATCTTTTTTCACTCTTTCTAACGCTATAGTTAAACCTTGTATATACAATGTAATTCTCTCATCAGAAAGTTTTGGAATACTATCCAACCATTTTAATTCATCTTTTTCCATTTTATCACTCTCCTTTATTTAAACCAATTCAAATTGCATATTTTTACATATTTGAATATAGTCTGGTTTTGGTCGCAAAACAAATAACCTAATTCGCCTTCTTCTACAAATGTTTCATCCTCCCAATTTACTTGGTCAATGAAACTCCCTGCTTCGGTAAATACAATTTTTTGACAAGCATAGTTGTCGTCTTGAGGATACCCTTCTCCCCAATACCATTCTTCAAGTTCATATGGACTCATAGGTTTTATTGTTGCTTTTGCTACATATAAAGCTTCAATAACATCTTCTGATAGATTATTTTGGTCTATTATTCCTAGATATAATCCATAGTCATTAACTCCTATTTTATCAGTGTTGCTTTTTACATTTACTTTACCTTCTTCGGTTAATTTTAGCCCTTTACCAACCCAACGAGATTTATCTAAATCCCTATCGTGTTCTTGTAATTTGTTTTCTATTTTTGTTCTTGTAGGTGCTAACAGTAGTTTGTCGTGTTCGGTTGTAGTCATTTGTATTCCCATTAAAGTAAAATGCCCTTGAACCCCTCTCAGTCCGTCTTTGTCTACACTCTCAAAACTGTCAGGGTTTGTAAGGTCTTTTGTTTTATAATATGTATTTACGTCTGTGAAAATATAATATGTTTCATCATAAGGATTAAAGATAATATCATTTACTGTACAAACATTAGGCAAATCATAAGGAATCCACTCATTCCCTGTTACACCACTTAAATTTTTTATCATATAAAACTTATTACTATTCTTTACCCCTACTATCTGTCTACCATTAACAGTTTTAAGCATATTAACGGTAACACCACTTAAAGAAGCAAATGTACCTTCTTGACTTCCTGCACCATATTTAAAAGTTCCTGAACTGTTACACCATATAAACTGATATTGACTAAATTGCGTTACAAAATCTGGCGAAATCGTACTTTTTATAGAACTATTTTGAATGAAATTGTCACCTAATCCATATAACGTTTTAGTGCTTTTGTTTACGGCTGTTAATCCACTAACGTGAGGTTGTGCTTGTGTAATGTAATCACTTCCGTTGGCATAGGTGCTTTGTTTTGTGTTCCAAGTTTCTCCGTTGTCATCACTATACAAGAAATAACCGTTTGCCAAGCCGTATATTCTTTTAATATTAGGATTATAAAACATTGATTTACAAGTATAAGACAAAGAAATTACATCGAAATCAATCCCATTTACTGCTCGTCTAATCTTGTTACTTCCGTCATAAATAATACTAATTTCAGCGTCAGTATAAACTTGTTTATTTGTTCCTGTTGTTCTTGTTGGTGTTATATCTTGTAATTTAATATCTTCATCAATTACTTTATATCCTGTATTTGTATATCCTTTTATTGTTTCATCTTCTATAATTATATTATCATCTGCTTTATATTCTATTGGTTGTGGTATTTCTGGTATTTCAGGAAATTCTGGTATATCTTCTGCTGTTATATAACCACTATCATTGTATAAATCACTTGTTTTATTTGGTAGTTTTGGTTTGTTTTCTAAGTCGTTATAATCTCCACTAAATAATTCTGGTTTATTGTTTAAATCTTCATAGTTACCACTAAAATTACTTTTGTTGTTCCAGTTTTCTATGTTTTCTTCTGTTATTCCCTTAATGTGTTTTGGAACTGTTGGGTCTATTTCTTCAATTTCTGGTATTTCTATATTAGCATTTCCTTGTTCATCTAATACACTTTCTCCATTTACTAATACATCTTTTACTTCACTTGAAATATTTACTTGAGCAAACCCCAATCTACCAATTACATTACTAGATACTATTTGCGCTGTAGCTGTAATGGTTGTTACATTTCCGTTTGTTGTTATAGATTCTATTTCCCCTACTGTGTTTATATTATCAATACTACCTGCAATATTATTAACATATGACATATAATCACCTACTCTTTTGTATTAGGAATTATAGCTCTTCCAATAACCTTCAAATTTTGTAACAACATAGGAAAAACTCCATTTTTATTTATCAAATCTGCTTGTAATATGTATGTTTTATCTAACTCCAATTTTTCTTCTGTTTCCTCTGCTGTGAATATCTTTTGAACTGATGTTGCTCCTGCAGTTGGTGTTACTTCAGCGTATAAAATATTCTCTTCGGAATTTTTATACTCTTTTAATGCTACTAAAACTTTATCTCCTTGCGCATAAACATAATCTTTATCTACTGCATCTATAGAATTTAAATTTATTATTAAAGTGCCGCCTTTATATATTCCATTCTCTTCCATTATCTGCCTCCTTATAAAAAAATAAGAGCCGTAATTTTTTTACGGCTCATTTTTAAGCTCTTATAATCCACCATTATATTTTACAAATCCACATTTGTAATTATTAGACCCATCTACTTTATATTTAACTAGGTATCTACCATTTACTATATCTAAACATTCGCATTGTTCCCATTTGTTTAAACTTCCTATTTTATTTGTTAGATTTGTATCTGAGTATACATTTTCAACTGTACTTCCGTTTTTGTATGTTTTTGCCATATTAAATTCCTCCTTTATAATCACTGGATTAGTTTCTGTTACCTTTCCATTTACGATTTCATCAAATGGATAATTCTTACCAGGGCATGCTGTTGCGCATACATCTCTATGTCTTACTACTTTACTAATTCCATATTTGCCTTTCAAATAATCTACTAATTCAATAATAGAATTTTTTTGTTCTGCTGACATTATATCTTCTTCAAAATTACCTTCTGCACAAATTCCAATAGATGTACTATTTGAACCATAAGCATGGGCACCTATTGTATCTTCTTGACGTCCTCTATATATAGTACCGTCTTTTCTTACATAGAAATGATATCCTATGCATGTATAGTCTTTATTTTTATGTATTCTGTCTATTCCTTCTACATCTCCATTATAAACTGCATGATGTAATATTATTGTGTCTGTCTTTTTTCTTTTTTGCAAAGAACCATTTAAGGTGTATGTCTTTTCAATAATGTTCATAGTTATTCACTCTCCTTTAAATTTTTAAGAAACTCATCAGCTTTAATTGCTTTATCTGTAAAACTATTATTTTTCCAGAAAGCAACAATTATAACTGCTACTTCAATCAACATCTCTACTATTGTTAATATTTCACTCTCAGAAACATTGATTAAATCAACTCCACAATGTTTCAAAATTAAGTTAATAACTACAATCAATAACATGATTGTTCTTACTATTGTTCCTTTTGATATGTTCATAAAATCACTCCTTATTTTCTAATATTGATATTCTTTTCTCGTGGTCATTTAGTTGGTCATGTATTTTGCTTCTATCTTTTTGACTTGTTTCCATTTGTTTGGTTAATATTTCTATTGTTGTGTTTAATTTCGTAATTGTACTGTTTAACTTAATTATTACTGTAAAAATAGGAATCATTGCACCTATAAAACCTAATATTAACATTATTGTATTATCCAACTCTACACCTCCAATTCATCATAAATAATTTTTATAATTTTTATAATTTTTATTTATGTTGGTTCTATATTATATACATAAGTATCTCCGTTTTGTATAACTGTTGTTTCTCTAACATAATTATATTGATTACTTGCATAAACAACTTTATACATATCATTTCCATTATTTGTTGCAACTAAATATCCCCAACCTATATCTTTAAATACAAATGGTAAAGTATTATATTTACTGTCTACAAATTCTCTCCAAGTCATTCCTTCTTCTGCAATATATGAAGTATTATCAACTGTAAAACGAATTACTCTTTTATCATTTTTTGTATAGTATATATTTACATAAGCTTTTACATTAGTTCTATTTACTCCTGTTACTATCTGAATACAATAACCTTCAGCAGTAGTCATAGTATTTAAAGTTATTGAATTTTCAGGAACTTGAGAAGCAAAAGGTAAGGAAAAAGTACAAAAATCAGTAAGCCTATAACCAACTCCTTCTAATCTTTCAACAAAAATAAGCGACAAATCCAAATCTATTGGTATATTTTTAATACTATTATCTTTCAAAAAACCACAATCTATTCTTTTTCTAAATACTCGTTTGCCATCTATCCATTCATTTGTAGCAATTTCTTCGCCTGTTACAATTTCTTGTGAAATATTTACTCCATTTACTTGAAGACTTCCGCCTACTTCAAGATTGCCTGTTATCTTTCCCCCAGAAACATCAAGTTTATTTCCTGCTTTTTCTTGATTTTTCTTTAACTTATCTAATAATGTAATTCTTAAACTTCCACTTTTAAAATAAACAAAGTTTTCATCACTTAAAGTTATTGCTGAAATATAACTATCATAAATATCATCATCTGTTTTTATTCTTATGGGTCTACCTATATGCAACTTAGTAATATCCATGAGTTTACTTGTCTTTGCTATCTTAAACTCTACTAAATGCTTGTAATTGTTACCTTTCATTACATTAAGTGCTTCCTCTTCTGCTCTATCTGCTGTATCTACACTTATTACTTCTATTTTTCCATTTGCTCTATCTGGGTCATCTTTATTTGTTGTAGTAGTTCTGTCTGTTTTTAAATACAGATTGTATTCGCTTCCATTTTCTCTGATATATACTTGAACTTTCGCCGTGACGTCTTCTTCATATATCTTGTTATAATCTGTGACTTCTGGAAGAGTTGTATCTATTAGTTCTTCTATTTCTTCCTTACAACTTATATCAATTCTCAATCTTCCATTTTCAAATTTGAAGTCAGTATATATTTTTTTGTACTGTCTACAATTTATTAAAAATGTATGAAAATTGTATAATCCATTTTCTGCATTAGTTGCTACTATTCCTTTTGTGTTTGTATGCCAATATATATCTATATAACTTACATTTAGAGCTGTATCATTAGAATTTACAAAGTTTTCTGACATTGTATTTGCTGTAAATTCTTCAATAGACTTACTTGTCATTGTATCTGTGTTTTTCTCTATTACTTTTCTATCGAATATGTTAGAAATATCAAGGGCAGTAACTATTACTGTATTACTGCCCTTTTCTGTTTGTACATCATCTATAACAAATAAAAATTGTTTATATAAGCCATTTAGCACCATGAAATTATCTTTTTTAAGTCCTTCTGTTTTCATTAATGTAAATGTAGATTTTGCATTTGTTTCTTCATCTAAATTTATTTGATAATCTGATAGCTTGCATATAGATAAAATACTTAAATCTTGTTTTGATAATATATATAGTTCCATTAAAGACCTCCTAATCTATCTTCATTAAAACTATCTTATAATTAAATGTTGATTTTTCTGTAGCTGGATTTTCTATCCTTAATGTTATATTGTTATTACCTAAAGTTAGAGTTCTTTTAAATCCTCCCCAGTACATATCCATACTGTCATCATATTTACCAACATAATTGAATCCTATTGCAGATGCTTTTATACCTGTAGCAACAGGAACACAATTATCTACATTTAAACCTTCTGGGTATTCTATGGTTATATTTGAAGCTTTTTGAGCATCAATACTTACATTTCCAGTTAATTGAACAAATTTATCATTTTTAATATAATTAACCCCGATTACCATCAGCAATATTATTAGCAACAAAATTGCCACCAACTTCCAAATCTCCATCTATCTTACCTCCCGTTTTTAATAAATAAGCACTTCCGTCTAATACACTCTCTAAAGCTTGTTGAATTTCATTTAAAACCGCTTGTGATTCAGTTTCTATCTGGTCGTAAACACTTGTAAAATCTACATATGTTCTTTTATCTACAAAGTTTGTTATAGTTCCATTTTCTACTCTAAATCTTGCAAACTCATATTGATAAATTGTTCCATCTGCTGTTATATCTTGCTGTATTAAAGTAGAATATGCACTTGAGTTATATATAGTTTTTATTTCCGCTTGATTTAATTCATCTGCTGTATTCGTTTTAGATAAATCTATTTCGCAAACTAAACTATAATATCCATTATCTGATATATCTGAAATAGTTACTCCAGATATTACCTCTAAAAATCTTCCTCTTACTACAAAGAAGCCATCTGCTATAGTCACAGAGTTTGTCGTATTAGATAATTCACATCCTTTTGCAACTCCGCTTCTTCCATTTAAAAATTTATCAATAAAAAGAGCAAACGCTTCTGATGTAAACGTTTGCAAATTAAATACGTGTCCTTTTAACATTGTTTTCCTCCTTTTATACAGCTTTATACTGTACGTATATTGTTAATTTACCACTTGTAATTTCTCCATCTGCTTCTAATCTTATTGTAGAAGCTCCTTTTCGTAATTTATAGAAATTAATGAAATTTGGATTTAGAAAACTAAACAAATTTGTTATTTTATTATCAGAAACTTTTGCAATTTCTTGCGCTGTGTCTTTTGTATTGTAAATAAATGTTTCTCCTGTTTCTATTGTTAAACCTGTTAAATCTAATTTCTTAACTTCTATATCATCTTCTAAGATTGTTATAATCGGACTTACAACTTCACCATTCAATTCCAATTTAAAAGGGGCTTCATCATGCCCCTTGTTATTAAATATAATATTTCTATTATCATATGATGTAAATATTGAATCCCATTGAAAATCCCATCTTATTTCATTTGTTACAGAATCTATAGTATAAACTACTTCTTTTGCTTCATACCATAGGGATTTGCAATTCATCATAACTGGACAAGGTAAAACATTGTATTCATCTTCTTCAGATTTATCTATTTTAAATAAATCTATATCCCTGTAATACTCTGTTCTTATTGTTTTTTTAGGCACATATATTAGTTTTAACGACGTAGCTCTTAAAATAAAATCTACAAATTTACAATATTCATCATATGTCATATTGTAAAATTCTAAATCTCCACTTATTTGATTTTGTTTTATTCTTTTCTTATTAGGAATAAAGTTGTTTCCTATTTGAACATATTCAATTTCTTCTTCATAACCTAACCCAGCAACATTATAAAAGAATAGATTTCCATCTATTTTCTGGCAATCTATTCTTTCTCCTAATTCATTCTCAAAATAAAAATTTCTTATATCTTCATATTTATAACTCACAATGCCATACCCCATTTCTTTGCAATATAAGTTTCTGCTCTTTGTAATTCTACTTCAGTCATGCTTTGAGGGAAGAATTGAACTACTATATTTCTACTAAATACTTTGTTTTCTATATTGTCTGCCATATACTCCTTATTCTCTTCTGCTGTAAGAACTCTTTCGCCCTTATGTAATCTTGCTACATAATTATCATATGGCACATAGTCTAGCCCTGTTTTATGCCCTGGTAAATTAGATGTATTTCCATTAACATTAGCTTTAACTGTAAGCAACCCTGATAATGTTGAAGCGATTCCTCTAGCTGTACTCCACAAGCTATCTCTCCATGTCTTGTTTTCTAGCCCTGCTTGTAAACTACTTAATATTTTTTCTCCTTCATCTTCAGCTAAATTTCCTTCTTTTATTCCTTTTATTACTTCATCAGCATTTTCAATTCCTGCATCTTTTAATAATTGTCTTAATTCTTCATCTTCTAAACCTTGAAGAAGTCCTTCTAAATTATCCAATGCCGATTTCCTATATTCTGAGTTATTCTTAAATTCATTCAAAACAGATGTAGCCATTTTTCCTGTTTCTTCTTCTAATTCAGGTGTTTTTTCAGCAATAACGCCTGTTGCTTTTTCTATTTCTTCTCTTAAAGTAGGGTCTAATTTAGAAATAGAATCATAATAAACAGAATACGAATTATTTGCTAATTGTTTCCAAGCCTCAACTACATTTGGTGAATTTAAATTTACAATAGATGTTTGAGCAATTAATCCTTCTGCTAAAGCTGTAAGTTCTTGTTGTGCTTGTTGTTGCCTTGTTAATAAAACTTCATTACCTGTAACTTCATACAGTTGTTTATATGATTGTAAGCTAATTGCAGTTTCATCTATTGATTTTTTTATTGTATCTAAAGAACTACTTGTCCAATCCTTAGTAGATGTTTTTACTGTGTTTGAAATTTCACTGTAATTTCCTTCTACAAATAATCCATAATTTTTTTCATAATTTTCTGAATCGCCTGTATAAGTTTGTACTTCACTTAACGCATCTTCGTAAGCATCAATAACATTTTGAATCTCATCTGCATTTTTCTTCCACATTTTTCCTGCGAATCCTTTACCGTGAATTAAACTTTCAGATTTATCATAATATTCTTGAGCCTTAGCTTTTAATTCATCTAATGTCATTCCTTCTTTCTCTTGTAAATCTTGTAAATTACTATATGCTGAAGTTAACTTATCTATTGCTGATTCCTCGTTTTCAATTGCATTTTTCCATTTTTCTTCATCAGCTGCCAATATTATTTCTGCTCGTTTTTTTTCAATAAGTTTATCAATCTCTTGTTGTAATTCTTTGTATCCATCTATAAGATTTTCATTTAACTCATATTCTGTACCTAAAGCTTCGTTCATTTCATTTAAAATAAAATCTACTCTGCTTTCATAACCTTTTTTTACTTTTCCATTTTCATCAACAAGTGTAGATAACTCATTTTTTAATCTTTCTACAGCATTAATATATGAAAGTTCTTTATTTTTTGTTTCATCTATTGAAGAATTATATTCATCTAATGCATTCTTTGACGATTTTATTTCTTCAGCAAATTCCCTTGATACCTTTTGAGCTTCATTTTCTTTTAACGCCAAAGTAGTAACAGCCGTTGTTACTCCAACAATTGCAGCAATTGCCAACCCCGTTGGAGATGTTATAGTTTTTAAAGTTTTAGCTAACGTAGCTGCTGCTCCAGTCGCATCACCTATCCCATTTTTAGCCAATCCTATTGCTTCTGTCAAAGTTCCTATTCCTGTTCTTACACTACCAATAGTTTTTATAACATTTCCACTAATTTTAATAGCAGGTCCTAACGCAACTACATAAGCTCCAATTGTGATAATATTTTTCTTTGTTTTATCATCTAAATCTGCAAAAGCTTTTACTGCACTTGATATACTATTTAACATTGGTTTTGAATCTTTAACTATTTGTCTTAATGATGGTGCAAGTTCATCTCCAAATTCTATTGCTGTTTTTATCGCTTCATTTTTCAGCATTTCTATTTGGCTTTCCGTGGTCTCATATCGTTTTTCCGCTTCTTCTGTTAAAGCAATGTTGTCATTCCATGCTTTTGACCCTAATTCAATTGCACTGGTAAACGTATCACTTGCATTTGCAGACCTCAATAATGCATCTCTCATTCTTGTTTCAGTTATCCCCATATCATCTAATATTTTAATAGCTGATTCAGTTTCTCCTCCACATTCTGAAAGTCCTTTTATAAATGCTTGTAGTGCACTCGTTGCATCATCTTTAAATAATCTAGAAAATTCTTTTGTGCTTATTCCAGCTACATCTGCCCAATCTTTCAAGTCCTTACTGTTAGTTTCCACTGCTAATTGCATTTCTACCAAAGCTTTACTAAAAGCTGTGCCTCCTGCTTGTGCTTCTAGCCCTACTGAACTTAAAGCTGTTGCTAAGGCCATGATATCTGATTGTGACATTCCTACCTGTGTTCCTGCTGAAGCTAAATTTTGTCCCATTGAAATTATATCTGCTTCTGTTGTAGCATAATTGTTTCCTAATGCAACAATTGTAGACCCTAAATTACTGTACTTGTCTGCTGACATTTTCGTTATGTTTGCAAATTTTGCTAAAGCCGTTGCCCCTTCTTCTGCAGCAACATTAGTTGAATTTCCTAAATCTATCATAACCCTAGTAAAGTCTAATATGTTTTCAGTCTGTATTCCTAATTGCCCAGCACTTTCTGCTACTGCTGATATTTGAGATGCACTTGATGGCAATTCTGTTGACATATCTAATATACCTTGTCTTAATTCTGCTAGTTGTTGTTCTGTTCCATTAACTGTTTTTATAACTCCTGCAAAAGCTGTTTCAAAATCTATTGACGCTTTAAGTGAAGCTACTGCGATTCCTCCAACTATACCACTTACAATTGATAATTTATTTCCTACACTTTCTATTTTGCTCCCATAATCTTTTAATGTCTTCCCAGATTCTTGCCATGCTTTACCTGTAATTAATAATTTATCTGTTTGAACAGTTAAATGTTGATTAGTTTTGTTGATTTCATTTTTTATATTTTGTTGAGCAGTCTCTGTTTGTAATAATTTATTCTTTAAATTTTCTGCTTGTTTTGAATTTTCTCCAAATGTCTCTACTGCTTTTTCATAAGACTTTCTTGTATTTTCTACAACTTTTGTTTGTTCTTCGTATTTCTGTTTTAAAATTTCTATTCTTTGTGACAATAAATTGGAATCACTTGAATTTCCTTTTAATTGTGCCTGGTTAAGTTTTAGCTCGTTATTTAAACTAGTAATGCTTTTTTCAGATTCTTTTATCTTTGTTTTAAATTGACTAACATCTGCATCGAATTTAATTTGTTGTTTATTTTTTGCCATTACTTAACCTCCTTCGGATTATTTTTATAATTTTCATAAGCTACTATATTTGAATGAATATTTTCCAAGAAAGCTATATCACTATTCCAAAATGTATTTTCATTAATTCCATCTATATGAACATAAAAAACGTACATATCTGCTAATGTTTCGATATGTACGTCTGGAACTTTATATTGTTTTTTATTCTTGTCTTTCTTTTTACTAGTAGCTTTCTTAAAACTCTCTTGGAATTTTAGTTTTTTCTTTTTAATAAGAGATTTACACCAACTTGAGAAATTTCTGGTAAATCAACATCTTCTATTAATTTTAAAAATTCATTATATTCTATACTTTCTCCTGTAGAACCTATATATCCAGCATATATTAACTTGTAATAATCACTGGCTTTTGGTTCTCTTTCTCCCGCTTCTCTTAAAAGTTTAAGAATATCAATATCACTAATAGTTTCTATTTTTTCTATTGCTAGTGGTGTTATTTTTAATTTTATTTCTTTATCTTTTATTTTCATTATCTTCCTCCTTAATAAAAACACTTTAAAAGACAGTCAAAATTGACTGTCTTTTAATCTATTTTTATTTGTTCTATTTCTATTAATTTAAATGAGGAATCTGCCTCAATATTATCACCTTTTTTAAAAGTATAAATATATTCGTCGACTCCATAACTAGTTCCTAAAATAATATTTACTTCTAATCTACCTGTTGCAGAGCGTACTACAAAATTACTATGTCCACCAAATATTTTATATTTCCCTGTTGGAACATCTGTACCCGCAATAAGATGCCCTGCTGGATAAGTTTTCGGTTCTCCTTTTGTTTTTATAACTTCTTCATTTAAAGAATCTATCTCTTGTTGCAAAGCATTTTTTGTGTTCGTCAATTCTGTTACTTTTATTTCTAAATCATTAATGTTTTTATTAATCTGCTCTTGTTTTTCTTTTTGATTCAATTCGTTAATTTTATTTTCTTGTTCTTTAACTTTATTATTTAATTCACCATAAGCTGTTTTAATTTGGCTGTATTCTTTCTTTTTACTGTTTAACTCATCAAAAATTTTAATATATTCATTTCGTGAAACAGAAATAGTAAGTAATATTATTATTGTGATAAAAAAGACTAATGCTAAAGATGAACTTAAAATTAGCCACTTATGTTGTTTTATTTTATCTATCATAAAATCACCTTCCTTACAACATTTTATCTTTTACGACATAATGTTGCAAGGAAAAGTTATCGCAAATTATTACATTTTTCGACATTAAGCTGTTTTAACTAAATCTGGTGTAAAGCTTGTTAACCATTTTGTTTTTAATTCTTCATCTGTTAAATCTTTTTCTAATGCTTCATAATAGAACATATTATTTTCATCTTTTAATGCTGAGAACTCAAAATCTTTCATTTCTATTTCTGTTACATCGTTGTCAATTTTAATGTTTAATCCTTTTACATCGTCCATGTTAGGGAATGCTATAAATTTGATATTTCCTTCCATATCTTCTACTTTAGCAGTAAATACAATCTTTTTAGATTTTATATTAGCTCCATATCCATATACGCCTTCTTTTAATCCTTCGTTTGTCATTCCTGCTACACTTCTTAATACAGCAACATATGGATGACCTGTTAGAGTTACATCAACTTTATTTACTTTTTTTACAGTTTTTATAACTGCACCTTCACATTTCTTTTCTACTGCTGAAATGTCTGATGTTCCCTCTAGTGTTCCTATACATCCAAAACTTGTTGCTAATTCATCATCAATAGTAATTGTTCCTTCAATAATTTTGTAATCTTCAAAATCCATTATAAATCCTCCTCTATTTTTTTATTTAGATGATTTGTTAACCCATCTATTACTTTGTTTCCTTGGCTTTCAAGTGACTTGCCAAAAAATTCTTGACTTCCTTTTTTCTTTTGCCTTATTCCTCGACCTTCATCTGGGAATATTAAATAACCAAAATCTTTCGACTTTGGTTTGATTTTTGTTTGAACTTTTACACCTAAGTTATACCTTATTATCTCTAAAGATTCAGAATCTTTTGCATGAGATTTAGGTTTTCCTTTGCTGTAATGTTCGTAATGTGAATGTGGCATTCTTTTATATACTTCTTTTTCTAGCATATTGCCTGCCTCGCTCCACAAATAATTGTTTACTTCATATTCTGCTGTGTTTGGCAATAATTTTAGTTTTTCTTCAAGTTTAACTAAATCTTTATAATCTAAACTCAATTCATTATAAGCCATAATTACACCTTCTCTGGTCTTTCAAATACATATGTATTCATATCCGCCCATTTATTGGTGCTACCTACTCTAAAATCATCAGGTTCAGCATATTTAAAATTTAATCTTATATCTTCAAATGCCTTTATAATTCGGCTGTCACTTATTTTTTGTTCCCCCTCATAGACATATATTATTTCAATTGTTCTAGTATAAGAATTACAACTATTTTTATTTAATCTTCCTTTTTTGATAATAAAATAATTGTAATCACTAACTTCATTTTCATAAATTCTTTGTGCTCCAACAGGTATTCCAAAACTTTCTGCGACTTGTGCTATTTTTTCATCTGTCATTATTTAACCTCCTTATTAGAAGCTATTTGTAAATATAAATATAAATTTACTTTGTCAGAAGCATCTTTTTTTACGATGTCATATATAATTTTACCGATTTTAACTTTAATGTTTTCTGGCAAAATTCTATATGGAACTTTTATCTTTTTGTCTATTG